GGGCGGTCGTTCACAGCGAAGAGATGGAGCACCCCGCAGCCTTCGCCGCCCCGCTCCGTTACGAAACCCTGACCGTCTGGACGCGGGACTCATGGACGCGCTACCGCCGCCCGATGAAGGACAAGGAGAACACCGAGTACGCCATTGCCGAGGACGGCGAGCGCAGGCACGGGCTCGGCACCGTGCCGTTGGTGCCGTTCCTGTTCGAGCCGACCTCCCCCATGACCGGGCTCCCCGCCACGGACGACGTGCTGTCCCTGATCCTGCGCATCTACAGGCGGGACTCCGAACTCGACAAGATGCTGTTCGACCGGGCCGTCCCCCTGCTCAACGTGGGCGGCGTAAGCCAGGAGCATTGGGACACGTTCGTGGTCGCCAGTTCCAACGCCCTCATGAGTACGGAACCGGGCGGCATCACCGCGCAGTACGTGGAGCCGTCGGGCACCGCGTTTCAGGCGCAGGCCGAGGCCCTTGCCCGCGACGAGGCCAGCGTGCGGGAAATCGCCCTTCGCATGGTCCGTCCACAGTCCGCCGTGGGAGAGTCCGCCGAGTCCAAGGCCATCGACAAAACACAGCTCGACACGCAGCTTGCCAGCTTCGCCCGGCGCAGCGGCAGCGCGGAAGCCCTCTGTTGGAAGCTCGCCGCCCGGTGGCTTGGAGCTAAGGAGGACGGAATCGAGGCGAAATACAACGAGTCGTATGATGTGGGCGAGGCGACGGTGAAGATCAAAGGCAAGGAGCCCGGGAAGAAAGGCCAAGGGTGATTATATCATCAAAGCGTGATGACTCGCTTACTTCCAATTGGGATCTTCCTTTAGTTGCTCCATCAGAAGAAATTGGATCGCCTTGTCCGGCTTGCCGATAAATATATAACGGGCATATTTACTCGGGGTATCTATTGCTTCAGGTACATCTTTCACTTCAACTATCATTCCCCAAGCTTTTTGAGATGAAGGCTGGTAGGCGCTGATAATGAAATTATTGCCGCAATCATGCGGTTTGCATTGCTGCCTGACAAGATATGTTTCACCATTGCACTGTACCATATTGGCCGTTCCAAGTGCCGTAAGGCCATGGAATATCCACTCAGGGAGATCCGCCCGGGTCTCGCCTTTCAGTGCCTGTTCCCATGCCTGGGCCTGTTTGTCGGATATGGACGAGGCATAGGCGCCGATGCTGGCCAAGAGCAGAATACCCAACACTGCAAAGGCTATGATCGCTTTTTTCACTTCTTTTCTCCTTCGATGATTGCCGGAGGATTTGCTCAATCACCCTACGGCAAGACTACACGTTGAAGGTCTACTTCTGGAGTCGCTCGGGAACAATATTCCTCAAGCATTATGAGCGGAAGCTGTTTTGGGGTATAGACTCCCTATTTGTAGTCCAAGAGTAACACAAAATCTCTCGGAGGGATATGATTAACCGTTCCTTTCCTCTATTACATATTTCTAGATCTCGGTCGCCCAAGGAACTTTGTCAACAATGGAACTTCCCCTCACTGGGCACGAGCTCTACCAGAATAGATCAGAGTGTACGCCTCACCGCTGGCTAGGTATCGCACTCCTACTTTTTCTACAGCAATCGGCTATTCACATAGCGGTTCAGGCTGACTTCCGCCTCTGCGGAGAGGATCGCAAGCTGACGGTGCATCTCAGGCGTCGTGCGGACGACAAAGTTCCCGGAAAACTTGCGAAGGGAAAGCGGCTCAGGGATCGGCTCCTTGTTCGCTTCCATGTCCTTCAATGTGTCCGAGACAAGCCGGACGATTCCATGCAAGGCCGCGTCCTGTTCCTCTTCCAGCCATGACAAGCTGGGAAACTCGGCGCACAGCCCCACAAACTCCTGATCCTCTTCCGACCAAATGACGCGATAGGTATACTTTTTCATAGCTACTGAAGGGAAGCCTGTACAGCCCGATGCGGGATGATCCGCATGAACTCCTGCCCCTTTTCAGAAGGCAGGCTTCATACTGCGCCTGCAAGTTGATCCACATCTCCATGTCAGTCCCGAAATACCGGGCCAGACGCATGGCTGTATCCGTACTGACGCCGCGCTTTTCGTGCAGGATTTCATGAATCCGTGTGGCGGGGATGCCGAGGGCGATGGCAAGGGCATTCGCGCTCAAGCCGAGCGGGGCCATATATTCTTCGCGGAGAATTTCTCCGGGATGGATAGCAGCGCACATGTCTATCCTTCTCAAACCGCCTGCACGGACTGCTTCAGGCTGTCCACGATAAACTGATTGATACTCTTTCCCGAAGCAGAGGCGGCAATAGCGACAGACTGGTACGTCTCGGGATCGAGCCGCAAGGCAAAGCGTCCTGCCTGCTTCTTGGGGGCGATCCCCTTTTCCGCGCAGACCTCCAGAAAGACTTCCAGCGAGATTTTACCTTCGCGCTTCAGCCCTTCCAAATCGGAGGCGTAAAAATCCGCCGCGCCGTTGAGTCCGACGAACTCACCCCGGAACATCTCGATTTCCGGGTCATAGGCAATGACGGCCTTGTAGCCGTCTTCAAATGTCATGACATTATTCATGGTTTCACTCCGTGGCTTTCCAACCAGATACGCACGCTTGCAACCGCTCCTTTGTCCGTGGTCGGCGCGGGATGCGGGCGATGAAACACTCGCACTTCCCCGAACAGCACTACAGCGATGCGAGAACCAGCACGTTCGCTTACTTCCGCGCCAAGCTCCACAAACAAGGCCTCAATATCCGCCCATCTGATGCTCCCCGAAACGGGGCGGGCGAATATCTGTTTCAGGGTCATCTGGTGTTTCTTTTTCATGCCCTTATGATATTATTTTTTGACATCATGTCAAGAGGTATTCTTTTCTCCCCGCACACAAAAACCTTCCAACAATCCCTTGCGGCGCATCCGGGGCACGGGTCTATACTCATGCCCAATTATGCGGGCCTGCCCGCCTATCGTGGCGTGATGCCAAGGAATGCCCCGGCGCGAAGCTCAACCCGAACCGAGAAGGATATCATGAAACTCAAGCTCGACGAAAACGGCCATGTGGTGGTGAAGGACGGCTTCCCTGTATGGGTTGCCGAAGACGGTGCGGAGATTGCGTATAACGTCCCCGACCTCGTGAACAAAATTTCCGCCGTCAACGCGGAATCCGCCGGACGGCGCAAGGACATCGACGCCCTGACCAGCCAGCTCAAGGCGTTTGACGGCATTGACCCGGAAAAGGCCAAGGCCGCCCTGGAAACCGTCGCCAACCTTGACGCCGGGAAGCTCATCGACGCGGGAAAAGTCGACGACCTCAGATGGAAATCAAGAAGTCCTATGACGGAAAGATTTCCGATCTCGAAAAGGCCCTCGCCGACTCCAAGAAAGATTCCGCCGACAGGCTGGCCGCCAAGGAAGCCTCCATCCGCACGCTGCTGGTCAAGGGCATCTTCGATTCCAGCGCGTTCCTGAAGGACAAGACCGTGCTTCCCTCCGACGTGGCCTACGCCTCGTTCGGCAGGCATTTCGAGGTGAAGGAGGAAAACGGCGAGCTGCGCGTGGTCGCCACCATGAACGACCAGCCCATTTTCAGCCGCTCCGATCCCGGCACCTTCGCCGCGCCCGAAGAGGCGCTTGAGGCCATCATCGACAAATACCCCATGAAGGACCGCATCCTGAAGGCCCCGGACGGCGGCTCCGGCAGCCATCCCAACTCCGCGTACGCCCCCGGCGCAAAAATCATCCCCAAGGGCGACATGAGCGCCTTCGGAGCCAACCTTGAAGCCATCGCCAAGGGCGAAGTAACCGTCGCGGCCCAGTAGCCGCGCGCACCAAGAGGATTTTTCCATGAACGATCTGTCCAAAGTCGTCGACAAGCTGCTCGCACAGGGCCTGCTCGCCCTGCGCGGCACCTGCGTCATGCCCCGCCTCGTGAACTCGGACTACAGCAACCTTGCCGCGCAGCAGGGGGCCAGCATCGACGTGCCCATCCCCTCCGCGATCAAGGCGCAGGCCGTCACGCCGGGGGCCACTTCGCAGGACACGGGCGACATCTCTCCCGTTTCCGCCACCATCAAGCTCGACCGCTGGATGGAAGCGCCTTTCTACCTGACCGACAAGGATCTGATGGAGGCCAATCGCGGCGTCATCCCCATGCAGGCCAGCGAAGCGGTCAAAGCCATCGCCAACGACGTGAACGCCACCCTGCTCGGCTTGGGCCGCAAGTTCTACGGCATGGTCGGGACGCCCGGCACCACGCCCTTCTCCACCGTGGTCGACGCCACCAACGCCCGCAAGGTGCTGAACCGCCAGCTTGCCCCGGTCAACGACCGCCGCATCGTGCTGGACCCCGACGCCGAGGCTGCCGCGCTCGGCCTGTCGGGGTTCGCGGACGTGAGCAAGTCCGGCGACGCGCGGCCCATCATCGACGGGACCATCGGGCGCAAGTACGGCTTCGACTGG